TATCTCTCCTACAATTCTCATGCCTTCCATCATTCCAGATTGCCAAACAAGTTTCATAATTTCTTGTTCAGTTACATCATTGTTACCACCTCTGATAACTGGAGTTAAAACACTTCCTAATTCTGAAAGTGTCATGTCTCCATCTGATAATCTTTGTGCAATTTTTACAATTCCTAGTTGCAAAGAAGTTTCTATTCTCATCATAGCATCCAATGTAACACGACCTTTGAATGTTTTATCTCCTAATGTAATAGAAATTTCACCCCTTTTGGGGTTTGTATCTGACATATCTATGCCTCCTCTTTTGGTTTCTCCTCTTTAACATCATTCTCGATTGCCATAACTTCAAGAAATTCATCTCTGGAATTTTCAATGCTAGTTACAGAATAAGATATATTTTCACAAGAAAATGTATCTCCAGATTTAATTTTGGTTTTTATTGGCATATTAAATAAAGGGATTGAGTTATTTTTCATTCCCTCTATTTTACCACTTTTCAATTCAATGATTGTCTCTTTCCAAGCCATATTATCTCCTAGTTAAAATTTAAGCAGCGCTAAATGAAATACTACCACTTGACTCTAATGTTATTGAATAAGTAACTTCTCCATTATATTCACCAGAATATTCAAGACTTGCAATCATAAATGAACCAGAATAAGTTCCTAAATCTGGAATTATAATGTTATAGCTTTTAAATGTTGACGCATTCCAAGCTGTTCTTATTGTTTGTTCAGCAGTGCTATCTGTAAAAACTCCAGAACCAGAAACTGATAATGATGCAGTTCCACCTTGTGGCAATAATGTTCTTGTTTGACCATTATCCTTATTAGTAATATCTACTGCTTCGTCATTTAATGTTATTGATGTAGACCTAAGACCACCAATGGTTGTCATTGTTCCACTTATATCTACTTTTAATAATAAAGCTCCACCTCTTTGTGCCGCCATTTTTTCTCTCCTTTGTTAATCAAAAACTACAGCACGAAATCTTATGACACCGTGTCGTGTTATTCCATCTGACTCTAATAAAGTTCTCTCAAACTCATGTCTGATATTTACTAGAGTCGCTCCTGTAATACTTATAGCAACATTATGTAATAATGTATAGATTTGTTGCATAATTTGTTTAATTTCTTTTCTACCTCTATATTGAGACCAAACATGAAATGTCAATGTATGTTCATGACCATCAGTATCTTTTGCCCCTACAGGAATTGCTGTTTCTTCTCCTATGACAACATAAGGATATGCAGTTCCCTCTGGTACATCATCAAAAACTTTACTTGTTATGCTTGTGCCAGAAATATCTGTTAATGTTCCTCCAGTTAAGGTCGAAAATATTGAAGTTTGTAAATTTACACTATGTAATGCCACGATTTCCTGTCCTAAATAATCTTTTAATCTTCGGTCTGTTTTCTTCTAATGATGGTTGCATAAATGGTCTTGCCCCCATTTTTGATGTTCCAAACTCTAATGCTTCAGAATAATTTGCATTACTTCCTACAGAACCACCTAATCCATCATTGTCAACACTTATATTGATATTTTGTACAAGAAATCCAGTATCTGTCATTGGATATTCGCCCTCTTTTGATGCTCTTGAACCATCTCCTCTTGATGCTCCAGTTGCTGGTCCTTGTGAAATTCCAGTAACAACTGTATTTCTTACCATGTTTAAAGATGTATTAATGTTATCTTTTAAAAATTTTGTCATTCTTCTTTGATATTCATTATATCTTGGTCTTTTTCTTATAACTTTTGCAGAAATTTTGGTCATGTAGCAACTCCTTCAACACATTGTAAGTCTAAATATCTATTTCTATCATTGACATTTAAAACTCTTTTTATGTTGAATGTCCTTGTTGTATTGCTATCTGGTCTGAATTGTATCCTGTTTTTGTGGCTTACATCAGTTCTATATCTAATTTTTATTATGTGTGTAATGTTTTCTTCTAATTGGTCGCCAAATAGATTTTCACGACCTGTTTTTGGTGTAATCATTCCAAATGTAGAAAAACTATCAGAATAACTAACAGCAGATGACCCAGCACCATCAGATGTCCTTGTTTGTGTCTGAAAATGCAATTTTCTATTCATCTTGCCAATTGACATAGTTATCTTCCAGTATTAGGACCAAATGGATATGTTGAAAATGTAACTAATCTATAAGGGTTCATCAACATCTTTAATGATTGAGGAAGTCTTGGATTACCACTTTCTAACTCTCCCCTGTGTTCATAATTAAATGTAATATATTGCAACATAGCTAATCGTAATGCTTCTGGTACACTTGCTCCTGTTGCTCCATATCCAGCAACATAAGTTATTTCTATTGCATTAGCTACTCTTAAAGCATTTGGAAATGTCTCTCCTGTCCTCAACACAATTCTTGCTGGTTCTCTTACACTATCAACATAATATTTTGATGTTGCAAATGTTGTAGCATTATCACTATCATCAAAACTTTGAACACTTGTAACAGAAGAAACTGGAGATTTAGGTAGTTCTATATAATTTTTTCTTAATGTCATGTCTGGTCCTATTCTAGTGCCCTCCCAGAGGGGTGTATCGACCTCATCCATGTTATCAATTGACAATTTCAATGTTCTGTTAACTAATGCTCTTCCTGTGTAGTTTTCTACAAAATTTGTTGATGCTAGAATAAGATTTTTGATTACTCTTGTATCAACTTGCTCATCTAATCTTAAATATTCTACTGTTTCACTAAATGAAACTGCATCATCAACTGCTTCTGTAACAACACTTATACCAGCCATTATTTTTTCCTTTTTGTATCTCCAATTTCAGCTACATTAAAATTATCATTTTTTTGTAATTTTTCTAGTTTTTCTTGTAATTCTTTTATTTTTGCTGAAGCCAGTCTTAAATCTGCGCCTTTTTGTATTCCATCATGCATGGCTCTATCTCTTTGTTCAATTATTTCTTGTACAATTGCTTGATGAATTTGTGGGTCTATCTTTTGATTTTCCATTTTTTACTCCCTATGAATTTTGACTTTCTCTATATGCTTTATAATTAGTTTTAATTGCATCAGTCCAAATTGTATTTGCTATTGCTTGTACAGTCGTATCTTCACCACTTATATCTGTGTCTGTGTGTGTCCATCCTGTAACTTTTCCATTACTATCTATATTAGCAACTGATTTAAATGGAGTTACTACATGACGATGAAACGTACGAGTTAATTCTTTTTTAGAACCGTCTGCTTGTTCTTCCATAATCTTTGTTGCTTTACGAACTTGTATTGCCCAAGTATTAATTATTTCTATTTTATCATATTCTATTTCTTTAATTATATTACCTTGTGCCATATTTTTCTCCTTTAAGCTATTCTATATGCACCTTGTATTCTTGCATATCCACTTGTATGTGGGAACATATCGTAAGTAAAGGGTCCTCCAGTTAAATTATAAAAATACATTATTTCTGCTGTATTTACCATTGCATGACCAAATTCATTATCGTTCATGCCTACACTAGCTGGGTGCTCTCCTAAAACTTGAAAAGGAAATCCATGAATTGCTATTTGTGAACTATCAGATGTATTACTTTTACCTGTCATGTGAAGAGTAAAATATACCATTTGTCCGATTTTTACATAAACAGCATTACTAAAAGTCATGCTTCCACTAAAATCTGGTGTTGATGCTGTCCAAGTTCCTTCTTCATAGTCATCTAATAATGCAGATACAGAACCACTTGCTGAACCACTTGCAGAACTAAAATCTATTCCATGACTATTAGCTATTGTTATATTACCATCAGATATAGTTAATCCATCTGCAAATGCTGTAGAATTACTTCCTATCTTTGATATTGCCATAATTTATCCTCTAATTTACTTGAATAGCTATAAAATTACCATCACCAGCTCTTACTTGGCCTGCACCAACATTACCTAAACATTCTACATATATTTTATTTCCAGCAGAAAAAGTTTGAAGGCATTGTGTATAACAATTAAACTCAGTTGCTAAACTGTTGTCTGGAACAAGAGTTCCTACATCTGTTCCTTGTATTTCAGAACCACCATCATTAGGAATATCGCCTGTAGTATTTAACATTAATCTTAATCGTGCTTGTGTTAATCTATTATTAGTTGTGCAAGTAACTGATTGATTTACTGCTATGAAGTATGTTCCATCTACAGGAACTGTAAAAATACCACCATTGTTTGTATTGGTAGATGCTTCACCAACAAAAGCACTATTACTATCTATTACATCCGTAGCAAAAGGGACAGCTTCAAATTGGGCGGCGGCAAACCCACCATTTGCTACATTACTAGAAGAACAAACAACCATTCTAGTATGTCTATCAGCTAAATCTCTTGCTCTACTCATATACTCTGACTTTCTGTAAATGTTTTGTATGCAGTTTTTACATCATCTGTCCATGCACTTTCAGCAATAGCTTTTACCTTTGCATCTACTGAACTCATGTCAGTTGCTGTATGTGTCCATGTCTTACCATCATTACTTACTTTAGAAACAAATGGTAAATATAAAAATCTTTCATGGGAACGGCTTATTTCTTTTTTACTTCCGTCAGCTTGTTCTTCCATTACTTTTATAACTTTTCTTGCTTGTACATTCCATTGATTTACGATTTCTATTTTATCGTATTCATTTACTTTTGTTAAATCACCTTGTGCCATTTCTTTTCCTTATGTTGTATATGTTATAGTAAAAACAATTTCATCATTTGCACCTAAACCTAAATTTTGAGCTTGGGCTCCTAATCTTGTTGTAGTTGTTTCGTACATAAAATTTAAAAAGGTTTGATTGCTTCCAGCAATGACAACAAATCTTCCTACTTGGTCAGTTTGTTTAGTAAGACCATGTGTTATGCAAGAACCAACAACACTTGCAGAACTTGAATGTCCAGTATTTTGAGTTGCATAAGGTATAGCTATTTTCAATCCACCAACTGGAGATGAAACAGAAGATATTCTTATATCAGCATTTACTGTGACTAATCTACCAACCTTTGTGTATCTCATATTGTTATAACTGCCATTAAGTGTGATTGTTCCACTTGTTTCAGTTGTAACACTTGTTCCAAAAACTCCCTCTTCATAGTCGTCAAAAAGTTCACTAAAACTTGCTGAAGAACCATCAGCAGTAGCACTAAAATCTATTCCTTTGCCATTTGCAAAAGCTAAATTACCAGCAGTATTAAATCTTGCTCTTTCAGTACCATCAGTAAAAAATACCATTGCACTATTATTTGCAACATTAGAGTGGTCTGCACTTATAGATAAAACTCCATTATTATAAAATAATCCAGCTTGATTATTAGAACCATCATCAGTATCAATTATATAAAGGTCTGGATGAACACCCTTAACTTCTACATAGTCTTGACCTACAAGAAAACTATCAATGTTATTTACTTTAAAATCTATTTGGTCATCTGTGTCGGCAGTAATAGATGTATCTCCATCAGCATCTAATATTAACTCTGTGCCATTCATATCTATTGAAGAATTTTGTAAGGCTATAGTGCCACTATCATCTGGTAAAACAATCGTCCTAGTACCAGTTGGGTTACC